CAAAGAAATTGACCTGACCACAGTTGTACCCGCAGTAGCAACCACTCCCGGCGGTTACGCTGGGTACTTCTACTGGGGACCATGCAAAGAAATCGTGACAGTTACATCTGAACGCGAACTGGCTGATGTGTTTGGAAAGCCAGACAGCACCAACTTTGTGGATTTCTTTACCCCTGCCAACTTCCTACAGTACGGCAACAACATTCAGGTTGTGCGCGTGGTTGGCTCTGCTGCCTCCAATGCTGCTGTTGGAATCAGCGGTGGATTTAGTGGTGGTACTTTTGATATTTTCAACGAAAGCGAATACGATGCTCCTGTTGCCGCTGTAACTACTGCTGCGGCTAATGGTCTATTATTTGCAGCCAAATATCCCGGTGCGCTTGGTAACAGCCTCAAGGTGGTTGTTGTTGCTGGTAACGGACTCACAGGATACGCCAATGCTGGAGCGACCAGCGGAATGACAATCGGTGGTCCTTTGGATTTTGGTGCAACTGGATGTACATTTGCTGCTGTGAATAGCAGTTACAAATACCATTTCACCAAAGGCGATTCCATTATATTCAACGATGGAACCACAGTATTGCTTGATAGTGTAGTAGGAGTAACAGGAGTAAACAACGAATTTAGTGGAATAACTTCTGCTACCAGTATTAGATTGTCTTTCCAAAACGGATTGCCAAAGGCACAGGCTGTTGGTATGACTTTCCAAGTAAAGAGTGTGTACAGCAACTATGTAGATACTGTTGCAACCACTACAAACTACGCAGCGGCTCAAGGCGGTTCGGGTGATATGATTAGCGTGTTGGTGATTGACAATGACGGCAAGTGGACAGGAACTCCCGGAACACTACTAGAGAAGTACGAAGCCGTGTCTCGTGCAACCGATGCACGAAACACAGATGGATCAAGCAACTACTACAAGAATGTGATCCGAGATCAGTCCAACTACATCTACGGTATCCGAGCAGATTTGGCAGGCAACAGTGCTGGAATTTCCACCAAGACTGATTGGACTGATCTGAACGCTATCAGTGGTGCTCGTCTTGTGGGTCACAATGTAATCTCTTTAGGTCTTACTCAGGGTGCAGACAGCGCACCATCAGATGGAGAGCGTTGGAACGACGGTTGGAGTTACTTTGCTGACGCAGAAACCGTGGATGTGTCTCTGTTGCCACTAGGCAACGCTTCTGCCACTCTAGCCAAACTGGTCGTAAACAACATTTGCGAAAAGCGTCTAGACTGCATGGCATTTGCGTCTCCCGCATCCACCGATGTGGTCAGCAAACTACCATACGAAGCCTTGAACTCGCTTAAGACCTTCCGCGACAGCACTTTCAACATCAACTCGTCTTACGCAGTTCTAGACAGCGGTTGGAAGTACCAACTAGACACATACAACAATGTGATTCGCACCGTGCCACTAAATGCAGATATTGCAGGTCTAGTGGCTCGTACCGAGTTCACCAACGAAGCGTGGTTCTCACCCGCAGGATTCAATCGTGGACAGGTCAAGAATGTGGTCAAGTTGGCGTACAACCCGTCAACCGAAGCACACCGCGACGAACTGTACACCCGTCAGATCAATCCTGTGGTGTCGTTCCCCGGCGAAGGCGTAATCCTGTTCGGTGACAAGACCGCACAGACCCGCCCAAGCGCATTTGATCGCATCAATGTGCGTCGCCTGTTCATCGTGCTTGAGAAGGCAATTGCCACCGCAAGCAAGTTCTTCCTGTTTGAACAGAACGATGCGTTCACCCGAGCGCAGTTCAAGAACTTGGTGGTTCCGTTCCTCAAGACCGTGCAACAGCGTCGTGGCATCACCGACTTCAAGGTGGTGTGCGATGACACCAACAACACAGGCGAAGTAATCGACCGCAACGAGTTTGTAGCCGATATCTTCGTGAAGCCAACCCGCAGCATCAACTTCATCCAGTTGAACTTTATCGCCACCAAGACTGGCGTAAACTTCACAGAAGTTGGCGGCTGATCGTATAGATACTACGGATAACAAAAGGAGCAAATAAATGCCAGTAGATCCAAGCAATAACATTTCAGGATTTGTGAACGCCTTTGCAGGTGGTGGTGTACGCACAAACCTGTTCGTGGTCAACGGCACAATTCCGGGATACTCAAATAACCGAGCCATCTCGTTTTTGTGCAAGGCTGCTCAGATTCCTGCTTCGTCACTAGGAACCATTGAGGTTCCGTACCGTGGTCGCCGAATCAAACTACCCGGCGACCGTACCTTCCAAGACTGGTCGCTCACCATTATCTCTGATGCCAACCTTGCTCTACGCTCGGCATTTGAGAACTGGAGTGCAATCTTCAACTCGCACACCTCCAATGTTGCTCCCCGTAACTTCATGGAGTTCATGCCTACTTGGTCGGTGACTCAACTCCATCGTGATGGTGAGCCGCTGCGTAGTTACAGTTTCGTTGGCTGCTTCCCCTCGGAAGTAGGAACCATTGATCTGTCGTATGAAAACAACGATCAGATTGCTGAATTCCCTGTGACTCTGAACTACTCGTGGTGGGAGGCTGCTCCGGGTGCTGCGGTTCCTGCGGTTGGCAGCGGTACAGGTATCAACCTGAACGGGCTACTACAGAACTTGGGCATCAACATCGGTATTGGCTTCTAATCCTTTCTAAAAAGGTACTTACATTATGGCAATCAACCTGTTCGGTTTTAGTATCGGAAAAAAGGACGGTAAAGAACCGGCTTCTGCTGAGGAACTCCTCAAGAAGCCGGTTTCTTTTGTCCCTCCTGATTACGATGACGGTGCGACCCCTGTTGAAGTGGGTGGATATTTCGGAGCGTATGTTGACTTTGACGGTTCAGTAAAGTCAGACATTGAACTCATCTACAAATACCGCGAGATGGCACTACACCCTGAATGTGAAAGTGCCATTGCAGATATTTGCAACGAGAGCATTGTGTACAACGACACACTGGATGCAGTCAAGATTGATGTGTCTTCGGTCAAGCAGTCCAAAGCCATCAAGGACAAGATTGAAGACGAGTTCCACGAGGTGCTGAATCTTTTAGACTTTACTCGTCGTGGTTACGAAGTGTTCCGCAAGTGGTATGTGGAAAGCCGCCTGTATTACCACATTATTATTGACGAGAAGAACCGCAAGAAGGGTATTGTTGAACTGCGTCCCATTGATCCTGTCAAGATCCGCAAGGTTCGCAGAATAAAGAAGAAGCCACTCAACGCAAACACTGGCAGTGGCAAAATGGGAAGTACTCCCATGAGCGTTTCACTGGTGTCAGAAATTGAAGAGTTCTACATCTACGCAGAACAGGATCAGGCTTCCACTAGCATGACCTTGGATGGACTCAAGATTAATCCTGACGCTATTTGCTTTATCCACAGCGGATTGTTTGATTCACGACGCAAGAAGATTTTGGGTTATCTGCACAAGGCAATCAAGTCACTCAACCAGTTGCGTATGATTGAAGACGCAGTGGTAATCTATCGTCTGGCTCGCGCCCCTGAACGCCGTATTTTCTATGTGGATGTGGGTAATCTACCCAAGCAAAAGGCTGAAGAGTATGTGCGCGGACTTATGCAGCGGTATCGCAGCAAACTCATGTACGATCCCACTACAGGAGAAATGACTGACAGCCGCAAGCACCTGTCTATGTTGGAAGACTTTTGGATGCCCCGTCGTGAAGGCGGCAAGGGCACAGAAGTCAGCACTCTACAGGGCGGTCAGAATCTTGGTGAAATGGAAGATGTCAAGTACTTCCAGAAGAAACTGTTCCAGTCGCTTAATGTGCCTACTTCCCGTCTAGAAGAAAACACAGGCTTTAATATTGGTCGTGCGTCTGAAATTAGCCGTGACGAAGTAAAGTTCTTCAAGTTTGTGGAACGACTTCGCATGAAGTTCTCTGAAATATTCTTGAACCTGCTGCGTGTACAACTGGTTCTCAAGGGAGTTATTCGTGAAGACGAGTGGGCGGACATTGAACCCAAGATTGCGTTCAAGTTCAACATGGACTCCCACTTCAGCGAACTCAAGGAAAGCGAAGTGCTCAAGGATCGTCTACAGAGCGCACGGGATGCCGAAGACTTTGTGGGCAAGTACTACTCCCGCGATTTTGTGCGTCGGCATATTTTAAAGCAGACTGCGGAAGACATTGAGGAGATTGACAACGCTATCAAGAGTGAAATGGCAGAGGGCAAGATTCTACCCCCCGAAGGGCAGATGACACCCGCTGGAGCCGAAGGCGCACCTCC